CCAGCTTGGGCTCAACCAATTTCTTACCTGTGATCTTGCCTTCGTGGTTGGCACCGTCATGCGCCAGCATGCACTCAAACACAGGCACAGCATATTGGGGCTTCTTAGACTTCTTGGCCACAGTGTTCACTGTCTTTTCTGAAACGCCACAACGTAGATCCTTGATAAGAATCCTACGATAGAACCCATTCCATTGATCTTTAGTAGCCACATCCATGGCCAATTTAATAGCATCACGTGCGGCATGCCCTGTGAGTGTTCTGCGATACAGAGCATCTGCCAATTCACTGAAGTTTGTCCAACTCAAGCCCTGGCCATCTGCTTCACTCTCTGGAACCTGCTTGACACCGAAGGTATGCAGTTTGTCCAAGCACCAACGAACTCCTTCAAAGAACTCGTCAAGTCCTTCTGTCATGGCTTCTGCTAGAATAGCTTCTTTGGCCAAACGGCTGTTGTCTGCTTCAAGTCGGGCAATAACTGCTTGCGGTTGTGTTCTCATTCTCTGCTCCTAAACTGTTACAATGCTAATATTATAGCATCGAACAGTGGAGTTGTCAAGCGATATTTTGGATTGACTATCCTAAATAGTCCGCCCAGCTAGGATGGCCCAGGTGATAGCCTCTAACCCTGCGTTTGGCAACTAGATCCCAAAATGTAGGCTTGTAAGGAGCAATCTTTGGCTTCATTTTACCCACATGAGCCGCCTTGCGATAGTTACAATGCTTGCAGGCTGTGGTTGAGTTTTCCCAAGTGGTCTTGCCGCCAAGGCTCACAGGATGCACATGATCCAACGTGGCGTTGATTTCTGTGACTGCTGTGCCACAGTATTGGCAGGTGTAGGCATCACGCAGAAATATGTTGCGTTTGCTCAATCTCATAGTGTGCTTGGGTTTTTGATATGTGTTCAGCATGATCACAGCAGGCACACGAGTCTGCCATCTGGCACTGTGGACGATCCAATCGTCATGCCATTCCAGAACTTTGACCTTGTCCAGAACCATATACCGTATGGATTCCTGCCAATCTACCACACTTAGGGGTAATAGGCTTACAGGTTGCATGTCTGCATTTAATAAAAGGGTGCTCATGATATATTTAACTGCGGTTTAATTACATGACTATTATATGCTCAGATTACAAAGAAAACAAGAGCCTTGACAATAATTACTAGACACGTTATACTTTAATTTTGCACAAAAGGAATTCTATGTTAGTACCAATGGTAGTTGAATCTACATCAAAAGGTGAGCGGGCCTACGACATCTTTAGTCGTTTGCTCAAAGAGCGTATTATTATGTTGAATGGTCCTGTGGAAGATCATATGGCCAACTTGATTGTAGCCCAATTGTTGTTCTTGGAGAGTGAAAATCCAGACAAGGACATCAGCCTGTTTATCAACAGCCCAGGCGGTGTTATCACAGCTGGTATGAGCATCTATGATACCATGCAGTTTATCAAGCCCGATGTGCAGACCTATGTTATGGGGCAGGCCTGCTCAATGGGCAGCTTTCTAGCACAAGCAGGTGCCAAAGGTAAACGATACATGTTGCCCTATGCACGTCACATGATCCATCAACCAAGTGGTGGCGCTCGCGGCATGCAGAGCGACATTGAAATCCAATACAAAGAGATCACCAAGATGAAAACCATCTTAACTGAACTCTATGTCAAACACAATACCGCAGGCAAGACCTATCAAGACTTCGAGCGTGACATGGATCGCGACACATTCATGTCAGCAGAAGAAGCACTGGCCTATGGCCTAGTAGATAAAATAATCGAGAAACGACCATGAACTTACAAACACTAGGTAAAATAGACAAAGGGTGGGGATTTGAATTGGTATGGGCCAACAACGACAAATACTGCGGAAAACTGTTGGTATTCGAACGTGTGGGAGCCAAGACCAGTTTGGTGTTTCACAAAGAAAAATACAAGAGTTGGTTCATCAACGCTGGCAGGTTCAAGGTAACCTATATCGATGTTAGCACGGGTGAAGCCAAAGAAGCTATTCTAGAAGAAGGCAAGACTGCAGACTTTGGAGCTCTCGGTCCGCATCAAATTGAAGCACTGGTTGCCAACAGTGTGATCTTTGAAGTTGGCACCTCAGACCATGTGGAAGACCGATTTAGACTTGCGCCGGGTGACACGCAAATGAAGCAGCAAGAGCAGTAATTAGATCTTCAATCATGCCATCATCGTGGAACGGAGTAGGTGCTAGACGCAACCGCTCCGTGCCCACAGCCACAGTAGGTGAGTTGATTGGTTGGATGTAGATGTTATGCTCATTCAACAACTCATCGCTGATGGCCTTGCAACGCACAGCTTCCCCAACTAGTATAGGAACAATGTGTGTGGTTGAACACTCCATGGCGGGCAGGCCAGCCACACTCAATCTATGCTTTAGTTTACGAGCTCGTTCCTGATGCTTGTCTCGTATCTCGTTGTGATCCTTGAGATACTTGACCGCTGCTAGGGCACCTGCACAACTCACAGGGCTCATGCTTGTGGTAAAGATAAAACCAGCAGCTACAGAACGGATGGCGTCAATGACTTCTGCATCGGCAGCAATATAGCCACCTTGGACTCCATAGGCTTTCCCTAATGTACCATTGACTATGTCAATACGGGATTGTAGCCCTAGCTCTTCAACTTTTCCACCACCGTGGGGTCCATAGAGTCCTACCGCATGCACTTCATCGATGTAGGTCATAGCACCGTATTTGTCTGCTAGGTCGCAGATTTCTTTGATGTGTCCTACGTCGCCATCCATTGAGTAAACTGATTCAAATACAATACAAGGCACGTTGCCCGTGAGTTGTATGCTGGTTAATATGTCTTCTAGGTGATCGAGATCGTTGTGACGGAACACTGTTTTAGGTGCTCGGCTGTGAACCATGCCAATGACTAGGCTGTTGTGGTTCTCACTGTCCGAAACAAAATGTATGTTGGGTATGATCTTGCTGAGTGCAATCAGTGTCCACTCGTTGGCCACATATGCTGAACTAAACAACAGAGCCCGGGCCTTGTTGTGCAGAGTGGCTAGTTCGTGTTCTAGGGCCACGTGATAGTGACTAGTACCGCCAATGTTACGAGTACCGCCCGATCCCGAACCTGTGTGATCTAGAGCGGTGTGCATGGCATCTAACACAACTTTGTGCTGGCCCATGCCCAAGTAATCGTTGGAGCACCAGTTGGTGATAGTTTTGATGTTGTAGGGTCCGTACCACATGGCTGAAGGGAACTTGCCCTTTTCGCGTATGATGTCGTTGAACACACGGTATTTTCCGTTGTCTTTGAGTGTTTTCAGCAGTGCGTTAAAGGGAACTTTGTTGATCATAGTATGTTATTTAACCTGCTAAATATTAGACTGGGGAGTAATAATGGCCACAAACGGAATATCAACACTGGCAACAAAACAACTAAAGCTGGAAGCCAAACTGGCCATTGCTGAGGCCAAACGACAGGGCAAGGTAGTTGCTACAGACGGCACAATTACTGGTAGTATAGATCCTGCTAAACCTTATTATCGTACCAACAACCAATACGATATCGCTCAATTACCAACCCAGTATGATGACAACGGTATTATTAATAACCCCAACACAGGCGGACTTTTACAAGGACGTCCTTGGAATCCAGATACTATCATTACTGTTATTGAAGAAGGACTGGTATTAAATCTAGATGCTCGCAATTTAAACAGTTGGTCAAGAGAACCAGGCGAGGATACTTGGTATGATCTCAGCGGCAACAACAATCACGCCACGGTATATGGTGGCATTGCTTACGGTGAAGCCCTGGGTGGAGCACTAGCATTCGACGGTTCAAATGAGCAATACGCTCAATGTGTTCCGGGCGTTTACTTTACCAGTGCTGGGTACACAATCCAAAGTTGGGTTTATATTATCAGCATACCCAACTGGAACCGTATCATAGATTTTGGCAATGATGCAGGCTCGAACAATGTGTTATTATCTGCCACAGCCGGCATGAACGGATTTCCTGTATTGTGGGTGGGTCCAAGCGGCGCAAACGCAGAATCAACGGTCCAACTGCTTCCCAACACAGGATGGCATCATGTGTGCGCCACATGGACTCCTACAGGAACTGTGGGCAAGGTATTTATAGATGGAGTGATGACAGGCACAGCAAGTATACCAGCCCCTGTAGCCGGTGTTAGAGCTAATTGTTATATTGGTAGATCAAACTGGGGCTATCCTCCAGGCGGCCCGGACCCTAACTTCAACGGCGGCATGGGAGCCATACAGATTTATAGCAGAGCATTAAGTGATGCAGAAATCACACAAAACTATAACACAACCAAGAGCTACTACGGACTATAATCCATGACTGAAGAAACAGAAACATATAAGCGTTATGAAAACAAAGGATGTCCCTGCTGGTGCGGCAAGCATTGTGGATCAAGCTGTATGACAGATGGCTGCGACTGCAATGAATGTGGTTGTTTTGAGTGTGTAGATAAAAAGGAAAGTGAGTGAGTTTTCTAGTAGCCAACCTTCCTCCAATACATTGCTTTGTGCGCAGAGAGTTTCTATATGATTTTAA